TCATTTTTATAAATACAACGAAGATGGTTCAAAGAGCAAGGCAATAGACATGGGCTTGTATCACTTACTACATGATGAGCCAAATCCAGAAATGAGTTCGTTTGTGTTTAGAGAAACGCTTATGACTCATTTGCTTTTATGGGGCAATGCCTATGCACAGATTATAAGGAATGGAAAAGGTGAGATCATTGCCTTATATCCTTTGATGCCAAACAAAATGAGTGTTGATAGAGATGAAAATGGAGTTCTTTACTACACATATCAAAAAAGCACAGAAGAGGGAAAGGCAAAAGAAGCTGGCACCGTTACTTTGAGCTCCAGGGATGTGCTTCATATCCCAGGTTTAGGATTTGATGGCTTGGTTGGTTATTCACCAATTGCTATGGCAAAGAATGCGATAGGTCTTGCAATCGCAACTGAAGAATATGGTGCTAAGTTCTTTGCTAATGGTGCAGCACCTTCTGGTGTTTTGGAGCATCCAGGAACAATTAAAGATCCTGCAAGATTAAGAGAAAACTGGAACTCCACATTTGGTGGAAGTGCTAACTCAGGCAAAGTCGCTGTTCTTGAAGAGGGCATGAAATATACACCTATATCGATTGCACCAGAACAAGCGCAGTTCTTAGAAACAAGAAAGTTTCAAATAAATGAAATAGCAAGAATATTCAGAGTCCCACCTCATATGGTTGGTGACTTAGAAAAATCAAGCTTCTCAAATATCGAACAGCAATCATTAGAGTTTGTTAAGTATACTCTTGATCCTTGGATTATTCGTTGGGAGCAATCATTAAACAGATCGTTACTAAATCCTGATGAGAAGAAGACTTATTTCTTCAAATTCAATGTTGAAGGGTTGCTAAGAGGCGATTACCAGTCAAGAATGCAAGGCTATGCTACAGCAAGACAAAACGGCTGGATGAGCGCAAATGATATAAGAGAACTTGAAAACTTAGACAAGATCCCTGCCGAGGAAGGTGGAGATCTTTATTTAATTAACGGCAACATGCTCCCATTAAACAATGCAGGAGCTTATGCAAATAAAGAAAAGGAGGAAGAAGCCGATGAAGAAGTTTTGGAATTGGATAAAGGTACAAAACAGCGAAACGGAAGAAAGAGTACTCGAACTTAACGGAACAATCGCAGAAGAATCATGGTTTGACGATGATGTTACACCTCGAATGTTCAAAGACGAGTTATTCAGTGGAACTGGGCCAATTACTATCTGGATCAATAGTCCAGGTGGTGACTGCATTGCTGCTAGTCAAATTTATTCAATGCTTATGGATTATAAGGATGAAGTTACAGTCAAGATTGATGGAATTGCAGCTTCAGCAGCTTCGGTAATTGCCATGGCTGGGACAAAGGTCAAGATGGCATCGACAGCGTTAATTATGATTCACAATCCATCAATGGCAGCCTTTGGTGAACGTAAGGACATGGAAAAGGCTATCGATATCCTTAATGAGGTAAAAGAATCCATTATCAATGCCTATGAACTAAAGACTGGGCAATCGAGAACGGTTCTATCTCACTTGATGGATAGTGAAACCTGGATGAATGCAAATAAGGCAATTGAACTAGGTTTTGCAGACGAAATCTTAGAAGACGAAAAGAAACAAGTGCCTGCTGAAGCATATGCTTTTGGAGCAAAGGAATTTGAGACTCAATTAGTCAATAAGATTTCAAAACATGATGTTCCTGCATCGAAAAAAGGACGCTCTGTCAGCGATTTAAAAGACAAATTAGTCACAATCAAAAAATACATTTAGGAGGAAAAGAACATGACTATTAATGAACTTATCGAAAAGAGAGCCAATCTTTGGAAAGCTATGGATGCGTTCCTTAAGGCTCAAACTAATGAAAAAGGTGTGCTTAGTGCTGAAGATGATGCTAAGTATGCCGCAATGGAAGATGACTTTGACAACCTTACTAAGGAAATCAAGCGTCTTGAAAAGCGTAATGCTATTGAAGCTGAATTAAATATGCCAATCAATAGACCTATCGTTGGTAAACCTATGGTTGAAGCAGAAGACGAAAAGACTGGTCGTGCATCTAAAAACTATAAAAAGAGTTTCTGGAATGCTATGAGAAGTAAAACCATCCGTCCTGAAGTTGCTGATGCTCTTCAAATCGGTACTGATTCTGAAGGCGGATATTTAGTCCCTGATGAATTCGAGAACACTCTTGTCGAAGCATTGGAAGAAGAAAATATCTTCAGAAAACTCGCACATGTTATTAACACTTCTAGCGGTGATCGTAAGATTCCTGTTGTTGCATCTAAAGGCAGCGCTTCTTGGGTTGATGAAGAAGGAACTATCACTGATAGTGATGATGCATTCTCTCAAGTTTCTATCGGTGCATATAAGCTTGGCACTTTGATTAAAGTTTCCAATGAACTTTTAAATGATAGTGCGTTCAATCTTGAAGCTTATATTTCTAAGGAATTTGGTAGACGTATTGGTACTAAGGAGGAAGAAGCATTCTTCACTGGTAATGGTACTGGCAAGCCTACTGGTATCTTTAATGCAACTGGTGGCGCTCAAGTTGGTGTTACTACAGCAAGTGCAACTGCAATCACTGCAGATGAAATCATCGATCTATTCTATTCTTTAAAGGCACCTTACAGAAAGAAAGCCGTATGGGTTCTTAATGATTCTACTGTTAAGGCAATCAGAAAACTTAAAGATAAGAACGATAACTATTTATGGCAACCTGCCTTAACTGCTGGAACCCCAGATACTATCTTAGGTAGACCTGTTTACACATCAAGCTACGTTCCTGCAATTGCAGCTGGTGCTAAGACTATCGCTTTCGGTGATTTCTCTTATTACTGGATTGCAGATAGACAAGGTCGTATCTTCAAGAAATTAAACGAACTTTATGCTGCAACTGACCAAACTGGCTTCGTCGCTACTCAAAGAGTAGATGGTAAGTTAGTTCTTCCAGAAGCAATTAAAGTTTTACAACAAAAAGCTGGAACTACTAGCGGTTCAGGTAACTAATTAGGAGGTGGCAGGGATGACTGCAAATGAATTATTGGAACAGGTGAAATTGAATCTAATCATAACTTTCAACGACGATGACAGTCTTATTGTTTCTTTCATCTCTGCCGCCATTTCTTATGCAGAAGGTTATCAGCATTTAGAAGAAGGGTATTATAAAACCCACGAGATGAGTGAAAGAACCAAACAAGCAATAATCATGCTATCAAGCCACTTTTATGAATCACGTGATGGTTCAACTGGTGGCTTTTTTGCTGATAACACCAATGCCAGCGAACAAACATATAAAACTGCAAATAGGCTCTTGCTTTTAGATAGGGAATGGAAGGTGTAGCGTATGGGACTTGGTTTGATGAATAAGAAAGCGAAAATCATATCAATAAGCCGTGAAACCGATTCTGAGGGCTTTAGCTTTGAAAATGTCGAGGTTTTAGCGGAAGTTCGAGTGTTTGTGGAAGGAAGGCATGGAAGCGAACGTTGGGCAAATTTGGCGGCTTTTAGTGAGGCAACCGAGCTCTTTAAATTAAGAAAAATTCCTACGTTGAAAATTACTACCAAGCACTATGTTGAGTTAGATGGTACAAGATACAACATCCTATCTGTTGAGAATGTCAAAGGAAGAGGAATGTATATCGAAATATTAGCTAAGCGAGTGGAGGCTTCCAATGGCTAAATGTACATCAAAACTACCTGATGAACTTCTTAAAAAACTATCTAAAGTAGGAAGCAATATGGATGTGATAGCTGAAGAAGCTTTAAAAGCTGGTGGTGAGGTGGTTTTAAGTAAAACAAAGGCAAATTTAGAATCTGTGATTGGAAAGAACACAAATGCTGAATCAAGGTCTACTGGTGAACTAGTAAATTCGTTGGGACTTAGTCCAGTGAGGCTAGATAAACAAGGAAATTACAATATAAAGATTGGCTTTGGCGAACCTAGAAAAGATGGTAAATCAAACGCAATGATTGCTAATATCATCGAATACGGAAAACATGGCCAACCAGCAAAGCCTTTTTTGAAGCCTGCAAAGACATCGTCTAAAAAAGAGTGTGAGCAAACTATGATTAGAGTAATAGAGGAGGAAATCAAGAAACTATGAATATTTTATCTGAAGTAAAAGAACTTCTCTCAAGTCTTAATATTCCTATAGAGACAGGAGTATTTAGCAAAGAAGCTCCAAATGAATACATAGTGTTGGTACCTCTTTCTGATTCATATCCGCTTAATGCTGACGATATGCCACAAGCAGATCTTCAAGAAGTACGAATAACGGTCTTTACAAAAAGCAATTACATAAAACTTAAGAATCGGATTATTGGACGTTTACTTTCTCATTTCTTT